GTTTCCCAGTCACGATCCAGGGTTAAACCTTCCCACCCATCGGGTGAACTCATTGCATAGCCTCCATCGTTGCTCCACCATCATCAGCAGTCGGCGGCCCTTGTTCGGCCATTGCTTGCGCCTGCATCTGTTGCATCATCATTTCTTGCTCTTCCGGTGTGGTCAGCAAGTCCTGTTTGATGTTCATCTTATCGGCAATGAATGCTGTGATCCTTGGGATCGAGAGAGCCATCTGACCCTGTGGGCCTAGAGAGTTGGCAATCTGCATAAACTGCACGATATCATTTACCTCTTGAAGCTTCTGAGCCTGGGCCAAGGGAGCTACCGGCGTCACCTTAACCTCAACGCCATTAACCTTGAGCGGCAAATCGATGTAACCAGCTTGATCCATTACATAGAGAATGCGAGATACCAGCGGCACCATAGTCTCATCGATCAACCGGCCAAAGGCAGAGCCAAGGTTAGACGCCAGCTCACGGGATCTCTCAGCGATCTCAGTGGCAGACCGGGCCGACATATTGTCCGGCGGCAAGGTATCATCCATCAAGACCTTCTTAATATTCATGCGAAGATCGTTCATTACAATTTGGCTTGTGTTAAAGTCACCAGCACGGGGCAGAGGAGACAGAGACGGACCCTGTGCGCCACCATTCCGAGCAACGCCAATGATTGCACCAGGCTGGATCTTGACGTTCTGTGGGTTGAGAACCCCATCATCAGCAGCAGTATATACGCCAGAGATAGACAGAGATGCGTTCTTCAGAACCAGCTCGACAGTCTTATTGAGCGTCTTGATGTCAGCAATAGCAGTAACCAATGGACCACGGCCATAGATCTCACCGGCAACCTTCATGTACCGAGCCACAATAAACGGAGAAGACTTCATGGTGCGATATACAAGCTCTTGCCGCTTGGCAGGCCAGATAACATGATAGCAGTAAATGCCTTTCTCATAGTCATAAACCACAGCATCCATCAGATCGATCTCTTTGGAAGGGGATCGTGATATCGCATCAGCCAGCTCTGGCGTGATTTCTGCATCTGGATACTCTTGCGGTATCGCTTCCGCCTTCATGCGGATCTTGCGGTAGACGTTATCTACGTTTCCGAATGAACCTTCCTCAATAGAAACTAGGTACTGAGGAATCGGCGTAAAGCGGATAGGTGTAGCCTCATCACCTGGCGTTACCATCATAACGGCAGTGCCAACGCAAAGATCTAACAAGAACTCACCCATCGCAAGATCAAAGTTAGTCTGGCGCATAACCTCAAACATACGGGTTGTATATGCGTCTAGTGCAGCCTGTGCCTGTGGCGTCTGAGCCTCTGGAATGCCGCTACCGGTCTCTAAACGACACCATTGTTTCTGAGGCGGGAACAAGCCAGCCTGGATGCGGTTAGCAAAGCGCTGTGTCGCAGAGATCGCTGTGGAGTCGAACACACGCCCCATCTTGCGCTGACCGGCTGTGCCTCCCTCATAGTTGCCATCGTACAAATTGCGCTGCGGTAGAGCGAACTCATAGCAATCCTCATAGATAGTGCGCCATTGATCCTTCCGGGATTGGGCCTTGGCCTCACGCTCCATCAGATCTCTTACGTTTAGCCGAGCCATTTACTTATCCTTTTTTGTGACGATTGGCGAAGTTACGCGCCGCATCAACAGATCCAAAGCCCCATGCTTTTAGAGCCAGTGCCTTGCGGGTGGGTTCACCCTTTTCATTCTTCATCGGACCCTTCATTCCGGCGAACCTAGCAGCAAAGCTAACGCGCCGGGGATTGGTTCCTGTTTTAACGGGAGCCTTGAGATTGCCCCCATCTTTACGCTCAAAGTGCTTACGGCCAGCCTCATTAAGACCGCCCTTTGGGTTTTGATGGGCCTTCTTTACCATAGCTTACTTCTTTGATTTAGGCTTGGCTTTTGCTTTAGCCTTTGGTTTTTCTACCCAAGCTTCATTCTCAGGCGTGTTAGGATCGTCAGCAACAAAACCGCCTTTAGCATTTCGAGCGCGTACTAGCTCAACCTCTGGACGGTTTCTGTGGTGAATGCGGGGATCTGATTTTATTTGCGTCATGTTGAACCTTCCTAATCTACGAATATAAGCTTCATCTTTTTGGCCATAGTCTCAGCAGCTTCATATTTCTTGCGGCGAGCTTGACCTTTAGCCTTCTTAGCTTTTAGTTTTGCAGCAGCCCTAGCGGCCACTTGCTGCGCGACAGTAGGACCGCGAGACGCACCAGCAGCACCAGCAGCACCAGCAGCACCTGTCGGACCAGTTGGACCAGTTGCGCCAGTGGCTCCTGTAGCCCCATCTGTTCCGTTTGTACCATTCGTGCCTGCCGCACCTGTCGGACCAGTGGGTCCTGTAGCCCCCTCTGTTCCGTTTGTTCCCGCTGCACCTGTAGGGCCCGTGGGGCCCGTGGGTCCAGTTACCCCGTCTACCCCCTCAGTTCCGTTAGTGCCAGCCGCTCCCGTTGGACCAGTGGGTCCCGTAGGTCCCGTAGCTCCATCCGCCCCATTAGTACCATTTGTACCAGCGGCACCCGTAGCACCTGTCGGACCCGTGGGTCCTGCGACTGTAGAATCTGCTCCAGTGGGGCCCGTTGGTCCAGTGGGACCCGTTGGGCCCGTGGCACCATCGCCTCCAAGAACACCATCCTGACCTGCAGCACCTGTTGGACCTGTAGCTCCCGTAGGACCTGTCGCTCCCTTCTCCCCTTTACTACCTCTGCCTGATACTGTAACAGCGGAATCAGAGACACCTACAACGGATACAGATGACGAAGCAGGTGCGTTGACATTAACCGACGTGCCTCCAGATACCGTAATCTCTGTTGCCATTAGATACTCTTTGAGACGTCTGAGTTGACTCTAAAACTGCCCTCTAGAATTGTCTTCTGTGTAGTTCCTACATTGTACTGCAGGTCATATTTATATCTCCCTGGTGCTACCTTCCGCATATCCTCAGCGGAAAGAAAGACAGTCACATTCCCACTATCATCTTTGTTGAGGAAGCTGAAATTGACTAGGCCTTTAACGCCAGATTCTGAACTACCAACGACAATGCCGTCACTGATTATAGCATCGTCAGAATCCGCCTCACCACCGCCTCCTGAAGGAACCCTGAGTACGGAAGGGCCCACAGCTTTAATGTTCTTCTTTACCTGCATCAAGAAAGTGTAATCATCAGTGACTAATGGCAAGGCGTCACCAGCAGAATCCTTAAGGGTGAGGGTGAGCTCAAAGGTATCGCCACCTCTGCAAGTAATGTCTAGCCTCTCGGCTATGTCAAGATTTACTTTAGACATCTTTCTGTGTAAGTATTGTATCGAGATCAAGAGACATCATTCCAGCCGAAGGATCTCCCTGCAACTCTTCCCTAGATCCCTGGCGCTGACTAATAAGTTTGCTTTGCTCTACCGCTTGCTTTTTTACCCGTTGATCCTTACGATCATCTTTCTGCGTTTCAATATCCTTCCTATTGGCCACCTCACCCTGCTGGGTAGCAGACTGAATCTGCATCTTCATCTGCATAATCTCTTTCTCAAACTGATGCTTGATCTTAACGAGCTCAGCATCAGCCATGGCCTTAGCCTGAATAACCTGGACGTCAGCCTGAGTCTGAGTAGCAATCTCTTGTTGACGCCCCTGCATTTTGACGGCCTCTGTTTGCTGAGCTTGCTGAGCCTGAGCCTGCTGCATCTGCATCTGCTGATCCTGCATCTTCTTCATGCGCTTTTGACGGCGCAGAATCAAAAGGCGTTCTGCTTGATTGATGTCCTTTAGACCACGGATTGCCATGACATCCTCCAGGTCTATCTCTTTCTGATTTAAAGACATCTGGATGTTCTGTTCTAAGTAAGCCTTGTCTTTATCCTCCATGTCCTTCATGACCTTCACCCCAAAGTTGTACATCGGGAGATCAGAAAAGCTACCTAGAACCCGCATATTCGAATCACCAATAGCATCTCGATAACTCTTGTGGATGATTGTTTCCTCAGGTAAAACCTGTAGACACTTCACTACGTCCTCGCAAACCTTACGGTACAAAACCATAGCCGCGTTCGTAATATCATAAGTCGCATTATTACTCGCCGCAATAGCCTGCTGCTGCACACCCACCAACGTATCACCCTTAGGTGTTGAAGCGTCAGCCATCTCATTAATTCCAGTAGTGTCCCGAATCATTCTGAGGTAATGATTGTACAAGGCAATCAACTCATTAATGTTCCGAATACTATTGCCGATCTCTCGAACAGGAGGATTTTGGAAACCGCCTTCTGGATTCTTACTCCTGTAATAGAAGACACCAGTTTGCTCATAGATGTCGTGGAGATCCAGCGGCTGAAGTTCACCACTCTTACCTAACTGAACGTTCTCTAACCCCTCAATGTCAATGATCAAACCATCAGGCTTAGCTTTAGCGATAGCCTGCTGCAGCTTCAAGTGAGTTAGCTGAAGCATATCAGAGAATCCAACACAGCTGTCCACCATGGACTTTGGCATATTGGCCACCATGTTCGTTGATACCACAGAGTAAGACATTGCAGCCCTGGTGATATCGTGCATGTTCTTAGGCGTGTTGTACTGCTTGCCATAGTTGATTAGGTGCTCAGTACCCAGGACATACATTCCTTTGTAGATACACTCAATCTCCATGCTATGGGCAGTGCGGTCGTAGACACTCCCCTTCTTCTCTTTGTATGAGAAGCCCTCATAAAAGAAGTTGGTATTACCATACTGGTTCTCCTTCTCCTCGAAGTACATGCAGTCCACGGTCTTGAACTCAAACTCCAAAACCTCGACGACATGCCCGCTAAAATTCTCGCGCTGAACACCTCCACTTGAATAGGGATGATCTGGATATTTACTGGAGCTAGAACGACGGGACTTCTTCAGCAATTCCTTGAGGTCTTTTTCAGAAATCTGATCCCCTGCAAGACGCTTCAGTTCTGACACAGTGATCTCGCGGACGTGCCCCATATACCCAACGTCCTCAAAGTTTGGGTCCTGTGTATACCCATGGACAAAGTGAACAGGGTCTACGTAGTCCAGCTTAATACCGTAGTTAGGGTCATTGCTTCTCTTCACAACCGCCATTCCACAGGAGGTCAAGTCATTCACGCACCTGCGATAAGACCCATCAGTAAAGCCATTCCACTGCAGAGTTAGTTCAGTGGCTACCTGGGCTGCAATCTCAGCGTCCGTTTTGATGTTGGATTCTAAGAAAATCTCAGCCTCCTCTTGTGTTTCGGGGATCTGTTCGCTAGGCTCATCCAACACTGGGCTGCCCATCCTCTTCTCCAAATCCATGAACATAGGTCGCATAGCAACCTTGTTCTTCATTATGTTCTTTTGCTCATTCTTCTCACTCGATGAGAGTGGATCGACAGCCTCCAGGTTCGGATACATATTCCGACCTAAGATTTTATTGACTACGATACGGACGAACTTGGGTAGGATAGGAACAGGAGTGTAGTCCAGGTTCATCAAAGAACCCTCTCCGTTGTTCGGATCAGATGTATTCAGCAGCTGCTTATAAATAGCTGTGTCCTGTGTGCCGTTAGCGTAATCTCTGTTACGAGCAAAGATTGACTTACGACCTCCAAAGGTAGAACTGCTATCTTGCGTATTGCCCCATTGAGACTCAATCGCCTTAGCATATTGCAACCCATACTTTTTCGTAAGCTTCTCCTCTTGCGATGCCAGTGGATCTGGAAAACCCCCTGGATCACTTGGCTTTTTATTGTACATGTGGGTTATCCGTTATCACCCACAAATATAACTAATTCAACCGCGCACGTCATAGCGCCTGAAAAAGCGCTTCTCGTCAAAGTTATCTTTCTTTTTTTTCTGCTTGACTTTCTGTGCTGCTAACAGCGCAAGACCCGAACTAATAGTTAAGTCAAACTTGGTCCTGTTGTGGATGTCATAGCCAATCCAATCCTCTAAGGTTTTGTTGAAGTACATACTCCCCATCTCACCACTCTCCCTATTGACCCCTACATATCCGTGGATATACGCTTCGATAGCCTGGGCGTGAGACTGTATTACATCCGCTGAGTTTGACGGGATGCCCTTGGTCTTCACCTTTATATTGGTATTGGGTGCGATCAAATGCTTAGGCCTGTCCATCAAGTAACCATCGTACCCACGCTGCTCAAAGTACCTGGCTATACCGTACTTGTTATTCTCGATTAAGATTGGATACCCATAAAACACTGCCGCCATTAATACGTCCTCATAAAATATTGCAGCCAGTGGCGGACGGGAAGCGTACTCAAGAACAAACATATTAGCAGGTACTTCCATATTGAACTTGTTGTACAAATGCAACGCACCCTTGGATCCTCTGCCATCCACAGTAGCATCGAGATCGTAGCTATCCACCCCCCCACAACCAAGGTGAGCGTTAGGTGCGATTCTCTTATTTTTTTCATACACCTTTAAGTTCCTTAACTCCTTCGGAGGGAGCCATGCAATATTGAATCGACCATTGACATCGGGGGTAAAGACCACCTCACTATCCTTCTTGCCCCCCGTCCAGCTCAGGCTTCCAGTGATAACGGGATTCGGATATAGGTCGTCATTGTGTTCTATCTGCTCATAGATCTGACCGATATTAAAGAGACTCGACTCTATGCTGTCACGAAATGCCTCATCCGTGGTGAAGGGGAACTGTCTTATGACTTCGTTCAACTCACTGGGGTCATCACGCATACTATCCCTCTCATTCTTAAGGAAGGTCTTAGCGCCCATATGCACCCACTCCCCATCGATACCCTGAACATTTTCTTTAGGATCCTCTACAACAGGCCTACCATAAATATCGAAGAACCCCTCTAGTGACTCATAGGCAGGAATGAATAGCCGATACAGCCCCGACCTAGTCCTCCCATTCTTGTTCCTCTCCTGAGGCGCCGAATCGTCCCATAAATCTTTGTACTCCCTTCCTCCCTTTCCCATAGGATTTACCGTGCTTCCGACCATCGCCTTGCCGACGACCTTGCGACCGACGATTAAACAAGTCCTCTGAATCCTCCAGGCTTCTCTTATGTCTGTGGGTTTTTCCCATTTCCCCGCTTCGTCTAAGTACAGCAAGTGAACTTTCTCACCGTCATAAGCATTGTTAGTTGTGTTCTTCCAGTTGATCACCGTGTTCAAGGCGTCTCCAACCAAAGCAGTTTTGTTTTTCTTGGTGATCTTTTTTGAGGGCTCACGGAAAGCCAACTCCATACGAGGGTTGGTAGTGCCATCTTGAATCGGCTTGAAGAAGAATGGATACTTACGGAACATGTTGACCACCTTCTTCATGAAGATGTTCTCTTGAGCGTCCTTACCAGTCTTGCTCTGTATGCCTATGAGCTTATCCTTAACCTGGGTTGATTCATCAACTATGACAGAAGAACAAATGTTAGTGTATCCAGATCGGCGACATTTAGTATATAGCTGACCAATACATCTTGGGTCCGCCTCACACGCTGCCAAATGTAAGAAAATATCTCTCTGGAAATCAAGATAGTAAGGGGAGCCAACGTCCAGCTGCCCCCACTGCAACATCATGTAGTGTCTACCCGTGATGTATGTAGCATCACCTCGGTTGTAAAACCAAACACCTTCACGCCTCCGCCGAAACTCCTCTTCGATATATGGACGAAACTTCTCCCTGAATTCCCTCGGCATCTCCGCCCACTCATCCATAGAACGTATACGCGATAGCTCTTCGGGTATATCAGATCTCCGCCAGAACTGATCAAGCACGGGAAGATTATGGAAGAGGATGCTCCTGATCTTAGGGGTCTTGGGAAGGACAATGACAAGCCCACCGACTTCGACGTGGTCCCCCATCGTACCGTTGGGACAAATCGAGATAGCTGGATCCTCATGGTCCTTTAATTCAATTAATGTATCCATGTACTTCTAGCGAAGATACTTAATCGTAGAAGCCTTGAATCAGCATCTGTAGTCTTGGGAAACGCGGTATGATTTGATTGGACGGAAGGTACTCTGGGTAGATCCTACGATAGGACTCGTAGTTGTGCATGTCCAAGGTGCTCTTGACATCGATGCAATCTTCTTCATCAAACTCCACATACTCAATAATATCCTTGCCCCACTTGTCTGTCATCTTGTCCAGAACCTTGCCGTCAAAGTTAAACTGCTGATCTAAATCGTAGACAGTCAGTATGTTGACAGCGTTAGTGAAACTGTATGTCAAGAAGAACTGACCTGAACTTATTAGGTAGTGACTGTGAGGCCTGAAGTGACAAGTCTTAGGGGTATCCTTATCTCTATGTAAGATGATGCAATTGCGACTTCCAAAGGTTGCGACCTTATTCTCACTGAGTTTGTTCAGCGCCTTCTCCCAGTAGCCATCACTGTGAATGTTATTGCTACCCATCCAACAGATGTAGTCTTTGTTCTCTTGTGCCGCTAACATCCAAGCATAAGTGAACTTTCCTGAGAGAGGATCGTTAGGATGCCTTTCATGCTTCAACCCCCTGTTTTTTGCAAACCTTTCAATAACAGAAGAGGAGCCTATAGTAATCCCCACAGCGTCAATGCCGCGCTCTTTAAACATATCAATAACGTCAGCCATATGATCTATGGCCATTCGAGTTACAGCTGGTCTACGGTGGTACACCATAAAGAAGCAAACGCTCCTCATGACTTACTCTGTGGACGGGTCAGATCTAAATCAACTACAATCGGCGTCTTGGGTCCTAAGTACCCTCCCAATGTATTGAACTGTAAGTGCTCGACCGCAGTCTCATAGGTCATGGCGTCTCGATTCATGCACACGTCAACCATACTCTTCCAGTCGTAAACCGCCACTGGCTCTATGCCAACCGAGATCCCCACCAGGGCATCATCAAGTCCATCCCATGTAATGCACTCCTCCTCTTCCAAAGCGTCCATGAGTCTATCCCAGTTCTTTGCTTGCCAAGTCATTTTGAAAATCTTTCTGCGAAACCACCAGAGTAATCTTTACCCTCTTTCATTGTTCCACCCAATGTAAGATCTTTCATCATCTGCTCCAGCCTTTGTCTTTCAACAAGCAGCTCTTTGCAATCAATCGCCGTCTGCTTAATAGACTGAAGCTCAGCCTTTCTAGCACTGCCATTAATCTCTTTATCGACAGGCTTTTTGATCTCTTCGATCATATTGTTGATAGCTACCTCCATTGAGGCCATCAGGCGCTGGGCCGCATCAATCGCTGTGAATTTCTTTCTCGACATACAATAAGTCAGATGTTCGTACACGGTACATAGTACCGCCTTCGAGGTTTTTAAAGTCGTATCGATACTTGCTAGGGAAGACAACCTTATCAAGCAGGTTTAGTCCCATCTCCTCATGATCGCTAGTTACATATGTTAAGAGCCCCCTATCAGGATTCTCAGTCTCAAAGGACACAGACTCAATGACTGCAGATTCCTCCTGTATTTCTGCCGCACATGCAGATAGTACTGACCACATAGATAGCGGTATGATCTCATCAGAACCCTGAGGTGTGTAGGCAAACGCATGACAGTTGATCATCACATCTGGATCGTAAGAGACCAAGAACTCACCCTCTCGATCACCAAAGGGCATGCCTCCATCAACCACCACTAAGTGATGAAAAAAGAGCCTGTCCCCAACGTTTACCGGAGTGTCATACTTCTCTGGCACAGAAATCACCTCACCATGGCAGACCCGATGATCGAACTCGTTGAACTTGGTGTCCACATATATCTCCTTGTCGCCAAGGGATACCGTGTCATGTAGCCGCTTCTCAAGCTTGACTACAAAATAGTGTAGCATTTTCATCAGAAGTTCAAGTCAAATTCCACTAGGCATGGCAGACCATCGACCGCCTTCCACAAGGACTGTGCGTCCCCCACAGTGATATAGATCATATACCTGCTGACACCGTAATGATGTAGGTGCGCTTCATCCAGGATAATAGTGGAGACACTCCCGTCACCAACCCGCATGCCTACATAGTACGCCATCGCGTCCTTCGGGTTCGGACCGATTATGATTTTTCTAATTATTCCATTCATCAATTACAAGATGGGTCAGGACCCCCTCTCGCATTCATCTCATCGATAATTTCTTTGTACCAGTTTTCACTAGCGAAATCAACATCCTCCTCTAGTGGGAATAAGTCATCGAAGTAAGAGAACTTCAGGAAATCAAAAACCTCATCCATAAGATCCTCTGAATCAACGTCCATAGAGAATACCGCCTTGAGGATAGGCTCATCAAACTCATCGCTTGACAAGAATCCCGTGAGCATAACATTAATGACCTCACCCTCTAAGCCATACTTCTTGACCAGCATGTCCACTATCTTGTGGACCTTCTGCATTTCGACAAGAAACATTTCCTTATTAGTTTGATCATCCATGTCAGTATCAAATAAAAAGATCTTTAGGGAACACTCCCGATTAAAACAAAGATACGTAAACAAAAACGACCTTAAAGACTTGAGAGCCAGGCTACTATCTTTTGAACAGAAGTACGATCTCTATCAAAAAGAAATGTTTTTTATTCTATGGGCATATGACCTGGAGTTCTGGACCCTTAGGTACGCAAGCCAAGAGTATGGGTACGACGAAAAAAAACTAGGAGATAGGATTGTATACCCCCTCCAAAAAGAAGGGTACATCCGAAAGCAGTTTGACAAGCTAACACCCTCACAGAAACGGGAAGACCACCTGTTTAGAGAAGAGACTAAGTACAACTACAGGGTCAGGTACGCCCTCACTCAGAAGGCTAGGCTAATGGTGCAGAGGTTCTACAACAGCCTTTAGGCAGCGATGTACTCGAACTTAATCTTCTTGATGTACATGACGTCACCGCTTACAGGCTCGTTGGCAGTAGGATCTTCAAACTCGAACTTGATGTAGTCATCATCACCACTAGGGTCAGATGCTTCAGTCGCAAGAATTCGGTCATATACCAGCGTTGCTATAGTGTTTTTCGCTGGCCCCGTAGTTGCCCTATTCTGTGCTCCAATCCAAATTCTAGCTCTGCTTACAGTCCCTGTATCAGTGTTGTCACTGGGGAAACCGTATTCTAGGGTAAGCTGGAATGTACCACCTTCCGCTGCTACTGCATAGTAATCGTCCAAGTTGCCATCTAAAGCACCCTTGTCGAGATGAAAAATTCCATCGGATCCTGTAGCAGTAGAGGTGACCTTGAGAAAATTACTAGAGCCAGCAAAGGTGTCAGTTGACAGCGCTATAGAGCAATTGCCACCCGTCACAGAAAAATTAAAAGCGTCGAACAGGGTGAAATTCCCGTCCTTTTCATACAACACTTTAGACGGAAGGGGTTGCGACTTTATGTAGCCTCCCGTACTTACACCAAGGCCGAGACCCAGCATTACTTCTTCTTGATCCGATCAGTAAAGATCATGTTTACCAGTGCATCGACGTAACCAAATACCTGGTTGTCCTTCTCCGTTGGAGTAATGTTGACAATGATCTTGATGAATACCATCAATCCAATGACCAGCTCTCCAAGGTTTTCAATAATAAAATCCCACATGTCGTACTTATTTAGGTGTATCGAAATCGGTGTACAAGATAGTAACTAGTTCCTTTCTCTCCAGAGCAGCAGCGATGTAAGGATATACGCGGAAATAAGCGCGAGTACTGTGCCCCACCCAACCATTCTTCTTTACTTGATTGTTCTCTTGTGTATCACCCAACAACAAACATCCAGAAGTATGCTCATCAGTATTACCGCAATGAATGAGAATATATTCAAAGCCAGGAACATCACGAACCCACAGCATTCCTTTATGAATCGTAGGAAATCGAGAGTCATACTTTTTGTGGAACCCACCAACCCTCCGAAAAGAAAGTTTATATTCTCCCGCTGGGATGCGTGTCTCACCAGCCACCTTCTCATCACGATGCTCGTCTTCTAGGGTATAGCATAGAAACTTTCTCGTTCCGCTGGAGATGTCGAATAGCGCACCGTTTGTCGAGTCCCACTCCGAGCTGAACCTTACGACCTCCAGCTGCATCCTTTTTAAGTTGCTCATACCTCTTTAGTCTAGGGTTGTGATAAAACTTGTTGGGCATTAGCAGTTAGGCTTCAGGCAAGACTCCGATGTATTCCTTCCCTTTGATCGATTCCTGCGCTTACTAACCTTCTGCTTTAGCCTAAGCATAAGAGAGTTTCGATTTACAGTATTAGGCTTAGGCTTTTTCTCTTCTTCTTTCTCTAGAACTCCCTCTCCTTGCATCTGAGCAGAAGGCAGAAACCTGGGGTTTTGAGGCGCTACGTTCTTGCGCTTCTTCTTTTTACTCGGTTTCTTCAGGATACCCCCGTCGTTATACTTCTTCTTGCACTTCATTAGAGGAAAGGAGCAAACCTACCATTCGCCATACTTTGTGAGGCAAAGGCAGCAACTAGAGCCTGTAAGACCCTATTAGTCATAGCCTTCTGGTTCTGCACGGCCTGCTCATCCTCAAGACTAACACCCATACCAGGACGCGTCATCACACGCTCCCCATCGACCTGCTCGATGCCAGGAACACCGCCGACCTCTGTCCCCATAATACGTGGGGGATCGTACACAGCCTCTCGCGCCCCAAGGTCATCATTCTGCTCCCGGACTAGCTTACGTTCCAAAGCCTCCACTTGATTGTTATAGCGCATATAAGGATTCTGCTTCAACACATTCCTAGCAAACCGCTGCTTGAAGGGATTGAAGTACTCACTCTCTGGATTGTACGCGCTGTTGGGGCGTTCATTGTACCTCTCCATGCGACCACGACGAGTCTTCTTTCCGTCTTCGGCGGTGTAATACCCGCCACCTTTGTATTTCGACCTCATGTTAATGCTGCAAAAACCTCCAACTGGCAAGACGCACTGTCTGCCTGAGCGAGGATGTTATCGATGTCTGTTAAGTTCCCTGCCGCAGCGCTAGAATTACCAGCTGCATTGGCATCAAGCTTACTATTAAAGAGAAGGTAGCTTTCGCCAGCATCCAATTTAATCATATACTCCTCTGTACCATCGTTCTGAATGGTGATGGCAACAAAGTTTGTCGCGTCTAGATTCGTAATGCGGAAGTAAGAAACGTTAGTCGTAAGCAGAGTACCCCCTGCTGCGTTGGCTGCCGTAGCATCCATCTGAACTACCGTCTGCGCCGAAGCCGTACCAACGTCTAAGATCCGATGGAATGTCTCAGTGATGCTAGTGACATCAATAGAAACTTCACTGCCGCGCTCCCTTCCATTAAGCTCTAGCTCTTCAGTAACTTTTACTGTTAGTGTTGCCATACTACAAATATACTCAATGTTCAGTGGTCTAAAACTACTTGTACTTGGTCTCGTCTAGATACGGGTTAGTACGACCCCCTTCAGGTGGATATCCTGCCCTTCTGGCTTTTTGCCGATCGTTGACGTACCTCTTTTCACCAGTCCCAACGAAGTTGCGACCATAACGAACGCTTGGCCTCACGTATCCTTCTTGATTAAGATAGTTCATGAGATTTCTCATTTCCTCTCTCTCCATTGGATCATTACCACTAACGTCTTTATTTATAATTGAAACCAGGTTTCTTACGTGGTCAGGATTGGTTTGAAAGTACTCCTCGGAAACGTAATCTTCCAGCCCCATGTCTTTACGAAGGTGATAGGGCCTGTCTTCGTAGTACTTGTTTCCCTTTTTAGTCAGAGAAGGATTTCCAGAGTCGTCATACTTCCAGAATTTTTCCCTATCCTTAGGTAGATTCCTTGTCATTACAGCAGAGTTCTCTATAGCTGCATTTCGAGCGTCTGCATTACCCCTAGTCGCTACCCCCTGATTGTATCTATCGACAATTCCAGGAAGATCGCCTTGTGTAATCTTACCTTCTGGAATTACACCAGTCTTAATCCCCTGCAGAAGTCCTGTATTCATCATGGCCTCTAACTCATGTTCTGCATTGCCGTGGCTATAAGGGTTCTCCTCGTTGCCTCCGTAATAAATAGACCTTGCTAAGTCGTCACTCTCAGAGTCGTTTAAGCCCAAGTCTTGTGACATGACTCCAGTCGGCGGTAGTACTTTAAATACTTTTCCTGAACCGCTATATTCTTGCTCTCTCGATGCATCAAGAAGACCCTGTATCGATCCGTCAAACGGCCTATTAGTCCCGTACTTCCCTCTTCCCTCTCTGAATGGGTCCTGTATAGAATGAGTAAACTCCTCTCCAGACGCAGTGCCTCTGTCTATGCCTCTCGAAGCTTCGGGACCAAAGTAAACCTCATCTGTCCGCGTATTAAAATAAGCCCCCTCTCCATCTCTAATCGGGTCTTTTTTTATCACCCTGACCTTGTCCATCTGCTCTATTAGCTCCTCTCGTCCTCCCCTTCTAGGGTTTCTGTCTGGATCGTAAAAGGCACTGTTTGGGTTTTGAGGCCTTCTCAATTTTGAAGTGAGGTTAGGGCCATACCGAGCCATGAAGTTATTGAACACCTCATCCTTAGTCAAGTCCAGACGGTCGTCATAGTACGGGTCTTTCTCAGCCTCTTCTCTCGTCTTTCCATACGAACCAAGAACCTGAAGCAGGTTGTCTGCTACACCAAAATTTTCTGGAGGATCTTCATCATGCCTTCCTCCGTGTAGATACTTACTTCTGACTCTCATCCTGAGCAGCTTTCGCAATCTTCTGGGGAGTCCAGGTTGCACGTGATCTCTCCACTCTTCAGCTTCTCCGCTGTCTCCTGGAGTTTCTTCTTATCAAGGAATGTCGGAGCATCCCATTCTTCTTCCTGCTTCATTTCTTTATCACTTTAAACGGTGATCTCTTCTTGACCTTAATGCGACCGCCTTGCCTGTACCCTCGGACTTCGCCCTTGCTTTGCTGGAGAGACTTCGGTATCTTCAGCTCAAACCAAGTGTTGCCATGCTCATCCGTTACAGGTTTTAACTCATATCCCAGCTTCTTGGCAATCTTGGGTAGGCGGTCATAACTCTTCATTACTGTTTTATGACTATCGCTAACGCCGTCACCACGCCTTATTGCGTCGAGTTGCCCTTGAAGGCTGGCGATGTGAGTTAGAACAGACGCTTCTCGTCTCTTTGCCTCTGCACCGCGCCGCAGATTCTTACTCAAAGTCTCAACTTCTTCACTGAAGTTACTATAGGTGACCATTGCACGCAGGTCTGTAACCCCGTGAAGGCTATAGATTTTATTGACCTCGTCCAACAAGTGCTTAAAGACCATGTCCTTCTCCATCATGAGACCAGGCTGCTGCATATACTGCTCAAGACTCACATTAGAGTTCACGTAATCGTTCGCTGCAATAGGCATATGCACAGGAACTTTATCATGCATTGAGCTTTTCCGAGCACTTCCATAAAGCTCAGCAATGTTCATGTCTGTGGGCGTCGATCCCGCATCTTGGCCATACGTTTTCTGAGCGAAATTATCTATGTACAAATTCACGACGTCTTCGGTGGTCATCCGCATCCTGTCCAGGATACTATGGGGTGTGAAGAACCTTTGGTTAAACAGATAATTTTCAAAGCCCGTGGAGAGGCTCTCCATTGCCCCTATACCCATATCAGCCCCCCTGTACTTTTGGTATGCTTGATAATCCGGATGCTCTAAGAAGGCCCCCGACAAATAATCTTCAGCTGGTAATTTTGTTACTACAAGTCTATCTTGATCGGCAGGGAGCTGATCGACTGCCCACTGAGCGTCATCTACTATACTATTGATACGGGTCTCAAGCTCCCCTGAGCCCATCTTGAACTGCTCATACATTCCCGCTAGTTCCTCACCTCGTTCAGGACTTAATCCAGAGGCATTTACAGCCATGACTTTATCCAAACTGGAGTATAACTTCCCATCGACACGAGGGGCAGCCTGTACATACATCTCTAGCCGAGTCCTGAATAAATTTAAATTCGCATTCGCCATGGCACGCGTTACCGAACCATTGCGCCATTGACGAGCGAACTTCATGAAGTTGTAACTATGTGCAGCTTTTTGCTGCGTCATTGATAATTCACCTCTGTATATTTTGTCATATACTCCGTCAGGATCAATAATAAAATCCGTAATCCAATCAGGCTGAATGGATTGCTTGTCCATGTAATCCTGCATTAAATCATCGCCTGTCAAGCTGGATTTGCCCTGACTTACAAGAGGTGTATCAAACAAGAGTTGCTGAACATCTGATCCCAGAGATTCTATCTGCTGACCAAAAAGAGTAGCGTCACCATTGTCTAATGGGGTGGGGGTGTTTTCATACTGACCAAGAGGACTGTCCAGCTGGTTCTGAGCGCGTTGATAATCCTGTTGATGTATCTGCAATCCTTGTTGTTGAGATTCAATTTGCTCTTGTACGCGTCGAGGACTGCTAGTGTAGCCCTGAATAATACCAGTAGTAACGCCAGTAGGAAAGCGGATAGCATCATACCCAAAATTCTCACCGATGATTTGTGACAATAAGAACTCATCCTGGTTCTTCACAAAAGCTTTCTGTACTCTTTCGTCATAAGGCCCCCCCTTCTCTTTTGCGAAGTCCTTAATATCATCATAGATCTCACCACTTCCAAACACTTCTTGCATCTCTTCCAGCGTCCCTTCCATCTCCTCAACGGCATTATTGAAACCTTCTATCGCTGTATCATATTCTGATTGGATGTTCGCGTCTGTGAAAGTGCCAGGAGGGTTTACGTCGTTCTTCTCCAATGCATCGATAATCTCACCTGCGAAAAGTTGTAGGTCGCTACTTATGCTTTGCCCCCTGAACTGTTGATCGGCTCTTAAAAACTCCAGTGTGGGGTTACCCCCATCATGTGCTTTAATTGCCTCAGAAAATAATTCATTAGCCAACATCTTATACTTCCTGTTGAGGTCATGAAAATCTGGGAAAAGATTAGTGACCTGAGCTTTAGTGTTCATCCACCACTTGACATCGTATAGGAACGCATTGCTCTCATCGATTGATCCGTCTTTTACTACATCAAGAAGCTGCTCTTTTACAGAGACACCAGTAGGCGACAGATCTTCAATATCAAATCGAGTTGGTCCAATATTCTGGAATAGCTCGTGCGGGTTTCGAGCTCGAAGTTTACCTACGGTTGGATTTACAACTGCATTACGTGCAAAGAAATTGTTGTAGGCGTCATCAGGGAAACTGTAAGCGTACTTAGCAGGCTCCCCTTCAATCTGTGTGGGAGACAGCTCCATTAGGTCTGACGGGAAGTCCTTTACGAAACCGTAACGGTCTTGAATAAATCGACCCCTTTGAGCCACATCCGACTGCATTTCTCCGATGTATAGGGTTCTTGTATCAGCCAAGCTGCCACCTCTAACAAACCCCCTGTAGTGACCTACTACATTAGGGGAGATGCCCCTCCAGTGACCAGAGTCCGAACCAATGTAATTACGAGCTATAGGATTCTGAGGATTAGCAATAATAAGTTGAGTGCCGATATCATTGATTTCAGACCGTGGACCCTGAAGATTACGGAAGCCATAGTCAGAGTACGACTGAGTCTCGTCATACTCGAAGCGATCACCTAAAAGATCAGCCGTGTTTTGTCGCACTGAATTCAAGTCATAGAACTCCTTCCCCTTTTTACCTTTGACCAGATCCACATCCATCAAGGCGTCCGTGAGTACGATCTTGTCGAACTCAGATAGACCTCCTTTACTTAGGAACTGAGCCATCTGAGCCTTCGGTATCAACCCTTGCTTATTGGCTCGCTTTTCCAACTCACCTCCTATCATGAGGGAAGGAATCTGCTGGACGTTGCCTCCGCTACCAACATCCCCATAAGCTTCGTCAAACTTATTTTCTTGATACAACGCCAGCTCACGTGAAAACTGTTCGGCACGATCGAGGTCACCACTAGGGGCAGCAGCGGCCATCTCCTGCTGCGTCATCCCCTTCAGATCTTTATATGGCATTTTTGCAGCTGCCAATTCTCCCAGCTTAGCACCTTCTGTAAGGTTACGAGCTTCACGGGTCCCTGGAGCCTCCAGTCTAGGTCCTCCGCCAGGCAAAGACCGACGGCCAAACACAGCTTCTTCTCCCATAAGGATCTCTGCCTCGCGTGCTGCTGCCTCAGCTGCATCATACATACCTGAACTAGAAAATCCTTGGCCTTGCATGCGGTTCAGCTCTAGCTCTCGCCCCTCACGACTCATCCCCGATGATAGGCGATCGAGCTCATTAGCAAACCTGCCTTGCTGCCCTACTATATCTGATGTCCGTGCTGTTATCTTAGGGTCCTTACCCATCATACGACGGAAGAAGTTCTTGACGTCTTCTGCACCCTGCCTCAACACTCCTCCGACAGCGGGGCCAGAAGGCATCTTACGCATCGCAGCAGAACCAGCCGCAGCTACCAAGGATGGGAGATCGTCAGTATCGACCCCTTCTCGGAGCAGCATGTTCATCATGGCGGGATTACCCATCGGGGTGAACATCAATGGCAGTTCCATATAGTCCTGATAGAACTTGTTCTGCGCATCGATCACACCACCCGTCATATCCAAGTAGTCCGTCACTCCCTGGCTACCAAGGTTCTGATAGACTGCAGCTAGGTCCCCCTCGGTCTTAGCGATCTGTTCGGGGACGTTAGGACTATACGCAGGCACACTACCATCAGTCGCGACCTCCGCTACGGGTAGGTTCACCTGGGCAACAGGAATATCGTATGGATCTGTGGGTACCATGGCATTTCCACCTTGATACGTATTGAGATAACTCAGTAGCTGCTGAACATCTGTCGGACGTCCACCCTCCTGATACTTCGGTACACGCCGCTTCTTTAAGTGCGTGCCTTTGCGCTTAGACTTTGACTTCACTTCTTTACGATTTTGTAAGGGATCTTACCTCCATCTTTATTTAAACGCGGCGCATTTCTAGGTTGCAGTGCATATCGCCCTGGATCAATTGCCATACCAGCACCATCGAACTCACCAGGTTTAGGAGTGCCTTTAAACTGGCTGCCTCCACGCCCTACACTGAACATCTCCTCAATATCACGCAATAGGGACTTATAGCCAATATTGTTCAGCCTACCAGTTAGATTCATTTCGTCAATGACATCCATGGCTTGACGCTGAACATTGAGCATATTCATAGTTTCGTCTTTGGCGCCCTCATTGATCGCCCTTTGCGCATAGTACTGCAGTGGTTCCGCAGCGCGTCTAGGATCTAATGACGGACCTAACTCTCCGTATGTCAGTGGCTTGCGTGGTATTGCTGAAGCCGCTGGAGCAGCCTTAGTCCCCAACCCTAAGGCTTTTCCTACAGCGCGAGCCGCAGGAGCCAAGGCGCGAGCCAGGGGAAACGTACCTAGAAGGTAATCCGCTGGACCAAATGTGTTTTGAACAGCCCCGCTGCCGCCCCGTTCATACGGGGACTGAGCCATATAGTCTCCCATAGACTCGAAATAGGGAACGCTGTCCTGATTTGATGGGGATGAAGGGTCGCCACCGCCTTCTAACTTCTTGATTCTCATAAGGTAAAGATAAGAATCCTACCTAGACAACAGAAGGCTGTAATAGTCCTTGGGAATAGGACACAAGTACCGCGAATACACCAAAAGTCCAACAGAATCCCAGGGTAATATTATTTTATACCCCCCA